ACAAGATGCCGTGCAGGATTACAGACGACCCGCACAGTGCTTACGAAAATGAGCATGAACTGGAAGAAGACGAGAATTTTTGGGAGAGGACAGTGGAAGCCAACAAGCGTGTAAGTGAAATTGATTGGGGCTGGGCCGTATCACAAATAGATGCGGTTGTAAATGCTAAAATGACTCAGGTGGAAACGGACGACAGGATTGGACCTGAAGGCAAGCAACGGCGCGTTGTCGAAATTGAAAAAGCATGGCAGCGAATTCTTCTGGGGTAAAACCCGACAACAAAATGAGACTGATATGAGAACCCTTATCACGATTAAAGAAGTTTGCCGGATGGTAAAATGTTCGCCGTCCACAGTGTATTCCCGCAGCAAGACGAAGGGATTTCCGAAGCCTAAAAAGATACCGGCTGTCTCGAAGCACGGCCCGCGGACCGTGAACCGCTGGGATCACTCCGAAGTTACAAAATGGCTGTCCAAAAACGGCCCCGCCGCTGCAAAGAAACCGGCGAAGAAGACTCGCGCAAAGCCGCAGGTCAAGGCAAAACCACAGGTTAAGGCGCAACCGAAAGCACAAAAGGCAGAAGCACCAGCGAAAAAAGACAACAGGCTGGTAATAACAGCAGTTGCTGGCGGTCTGCTTGCAGGAATAGCGGTTTATCTGTTCGGGTGAAGGACCAGAGCAAGCGAAAATTGGTGATAAGCCTGTACTCATTGGGGTTCGGGCTTATTTTTTGGGTGCTTGTTGCTCAACTCGGCTCGTTTGCGGCGTTCTTGGTTGGGGCGGCACTGTGAGGGATCGCGGCTCGCGGAACAAATTAAACGCCGTATGTGTATATAGGATCTGAAAAAGAAAAAGAAAAGTTTTTTTAAATATAGGCGTAACCAGTGTAACCGTGTAACTTTCGTTAATCAGCCCAGTGTATATAAGGGTTCCAGAGGTAACACAAACTAAAAAGTAAAATGTAACGTAACCTAAGTTTATGTAACCTCCCTTAAAGGTCAAAAGTGCGTTAAGCGGGTCTGAACTTTTTTTCTTTTTAAAAATAATTCTGGAGCTGTATATAGACAGGCGGGGTGTTAAGACTATAGACTGCCGCTTAATCACTAGGAAAGACTTATGGCTCGCACAAAAACCACTGGCCCCACGTCGAAATCAATACCGGCTGTCGTTAAGAAGAGGCCGGGGCGTCCACGCTCCACTAAAGCCCAGCCTTTGACCCGGCGCCAAGAACTGTTTGTGAAGGAACTGGTCTCGAAAGACGGCCAGATTACAATGCGAGAGGCTGCGATTAACGCTGGCTATCCTGCTTCCTCCGCACACACTCGGGCCTACGAGCTGACTAATCACCACATTAGCCCGCACGTCGTCTTCGCCATTCAAAATTACCGGCGAGAGCTGGACGAGAAATTCGGAGTGACATACCAAAGGCACCTGCGTGATCTACAAGGTATTCGCGACATGGCTTTAAGCAACGGCGCGTATTCGGCTGCTGTTCAAGCTGAATACCGACGCGGGCAGGCCCAAGGCGATATTTATGTCAGCAAATCAGAGATACGTACAGGCAGCATCGACAGTATGACCAAGGAAGAGGTGATGCTTGCGCTGAAGGAGATAAAACAGAGCTATGCCCCGATCACTATCGACATTACTCCCGAAGGACAGGACAATTCCCAAAACCGCCGTAAAGCGAGAAGCAGACTTGTGGCGGACGATGAAGACGGGGATCGAGAAAAGCCCCCGGAAGATCAAGTGCACTAGACTGGAAACGTGGGCAATGCCCGGCGTCCCCGACCTTTTGTTGTGTGACGAAAAAGGCCTTTTCCATTTTGTTGAGCTGAAGGCAAGCGGCGGCAACGCCGTCGAGCTTCGGCCTCACCAAGTCGCTTGGCTGACTAATCATGCGCACGGCAGTGCTTGGGTGCTGGTTCGTAAAATTAAGACAAAGACTTTGCCACAACGCATTTATCTCTATCCCGCCAGTGACGCTATGGACCTGAGATTTGAAGGCTTGGCGGTTGATCCTGTTTATTTCGAAGAGACCAGTGTGGACTGGGAAAAGATACTCGACTTGATTTGCCCGCCGTAAACGCATATTATCGCATATTCTTAACTACGGAGAATCTTATGGCATCGCTTCAAAAAATGAAGGATTACATCACTGAGGATGAGGTGGAGCACGTTTTATCATTGAGCTCCCGCAACCTTTACCACTATCTGATGGACACAGTGATCGCAAGGTATTCTGACGAGGAAGTACGCGAGCGTTATCGCGAGACGCTGTTGCAGGAGGAGGACTGAATATGTTTTTGATTAAGTGGCTCGCAAGACTTGTTTATGGCTCGGATACAGTTTCGGAGTTCGAGAAGAAAAAACCACGCCCTCGACCTGCTGCGAAGAAGCGCCGACGCCGGAGATAAAAAAAAGCCCCGCCACTGCCCTGCTTGCTTTTCTAAAACATCTCCCATATACTCCCATCTTCTCCCATATCAAATGAGGTTAGCAAGATGCGAAAACACAACTTTGAAACGGCTTTTTTCAGGTACGCGTCCGCGTTAGATCGACGGCGACAGTCGGCCACCTGTCGGGGATGGGTCAGCAGGGAATTGAGCGGCGAAGATGCTTCGGGCGCGTTTATTCTTAGGCTTGAGGACGGGCGACCCGTCGCCCGCGTGAAGGGCCGGAGGGTGTCGCTGTGAATGTGCTGCAAAAGCTTTGGGCGGCGGCCCTCCTTCTAAGCGCCGTTGCGCTGGCATTGGCGGGCAACACCTCGGATTCGGACCAGACCCTTGAGCACCAAAGGTATTGCATGATGGTCGCGATCCACAACGAATCAGGCGGAGAATTTGGCTGGCCCAACTTCAAAAAAATCGACTGCAACAGCGGGGGAAAATAGCATGGATAAGATCATAGAAATTAAACCGCAACCACCTGAGAAGGATTTGTCGCGAGACGGGTACTGGAATCCGTGGCTGGTGGCTGACATTACGTTGACAATTTCAAACTCCATTGGCTGTTCTCAATCAGTCGAAAAAGAGGGGTTTCACTACTTGGAATGGACCGCCGGGACTAACGGAAAAACTGACGTTGTGGTCGAGGTTCGCGACGGCAAGCGCTCCCTGTTGGTCAACTCCGACGTCTGGCGCCCTCATCGTGAAAACTTGGCACTCGAAGGAATAGCGGCTCGATACGGGCTTGATTATTTGGAATTGTCGGACACTTGAGCCCCCAGCCTGATCCACCAACTGGCCCGCACTTGGCGGGCCTTTTTTTTGCCTGTTGCTTTCGCTAGGCTCCTCCCATATAATCCCATACGGCGGCGGGCAATGCCGCTTAACCTTTAACCTTTACGGAGATAGAAAAAATGTCAACCTTAAAGTGTACTTACCCCAGCACCGCCGACAAGACCGCCGGTTGCGCCGTGACTTACCGCGCGGGAAGAGCGTCTAAATATGACACCTGCCCGAGCAACTGCCCGTTAAATGCTAGCGGTTGCGGAACGCAACAGGTCGACCCCGAATACCTCGAGGCCGTATCTCGAGCAGTCCCGCGCCAAGGCCGCGCTCTTACCTATTCACACTTCCCGCCGGAGCAGTGGGCGCACCTCAACGGCCCGCGTCGAACCGTCATCAACTGGAGCGCGCCGAGTGTCGAGGCCGCCGCGCGCTGCGTAGCTGATCGAGTCGCGCCAGCCGTGGCAGTCGTCCCGCGTACTTACTGGCGAGGCCGCAAGTCGACGCTGGTCGACGGCGCCCGCGTGGTTCGATGTCTGGCCGAATACGTGGACGGCGTTAATTGCTCAAACTGTGGCGGCAGTACTGGCCCCCTCTGTGCTCGACCGAGTCGCGATTATGTCGTTGCATTTACGGCGCATGGTAGCGGAGCGGGTAAGGCCGAGACGGACGAGCCCGGCGGCTGCTACGCCGACAATGGCCCCGCGGGCTGGCAATGGAAGAAAACCAGCACTGCCGAAGCGAGCACGGTCAACACGGGCGGCGGCTGCGTCCCCTGTGACACTGAGGCCGAGGCCCTCGAGCGGTTCGTCGAGCAGCTACCCCGGGGAACTGTGTTGCGCCACCATATTGCGGGCGATATGGGCAAAGCCTGACCGCGTGATTGCTTTCGCTAGGCTCCTCCCATATAATCCTATACAGCGGCGGGCACTGCCGCTTTATACTTCACTCAACTACGGGAAAAATTCATCATGGCAAAACGCGATATAAAAACTGAAATTACTACTAAAATAATCGAGCTTATCGATACGCACGGCACCGACTGGGTCAAACCTTTTAGCGACTTGTGCGGGGCGCCTGTCAATGCTCTTACGGGCAAATCGTACCGCGGCATGAACTCATTTTGGCTAGGCCTTCAGGGTCAGACCTACTGGGCGACCTACCGCCAATGGCAAGAAAAGGGCGCGCAGGTTTTGAAGGG